CGGTGGACGTCCCCATCAATCAAGCCATGAGTGGACTATCTCAGAGGCTTGAGCAATCTACAGGGCGCCAGCTCACAGTTGTGAGGACTGAGCTTGCCAAGTATGGGCGAACCATCACGGCCAAAGCGGCTGAGGTCTATGACCTCGACCTTTACCTATACACAGGCCCCAAGGATGGAATCACTCGCGGCTTCTGTCGCGCTCTGATTAACTTGGTAGTTGATGAGAGACAGATGAGGCGGCTCAACAATGGTCAAGGGCTGCCTGTCAAAACAAGCGGCGGCGGTTATAACTGCCGACACTCTTGGAGCCCTGTGACTCAGGGCTTTGTGGACGCCGCGAACCTCACTAGAGCAAGAGCTCAAGACATAACCAAAGCCAACGGAGCCGCGCCATGATCAAAGCTGTCACAGGTCAGTCAAAAGTCTTTGAGTGGGTAGCGCCTGGGCCATTGAGCGCAGCGCCTAGCTTGACGGTGGGGAGCTCCTCACCTGTGACCCTCACTCAGACAAGAGCAGACGCAACCGTCAGCGCCATTGGCAACGACAGGAGGACGCTCACCGTCAACTCACAGGCGAGCGCGCTCCAAGCTGATCAGCTCAAGGCTTATCTCGTCACCGATGGGGATAGCATCTACAGCGTGACCGTGGTGAGGATGGTTGGGACAACCGCCATCCTAGCTGAGCCGCTCCCCCGTGAGATCGACCTCAGCGTGAGCGCCTCGCTTGTCTTTGGGATGTACTATGGGACGATCCCCACAGCCATCACCAACGTCACAAGCTACTATCCGTGGACGGTGAGCTATTCCCATGACCTCGGTCAGCAGACCGCGCCAAAGCTTGAGAAGGGGCTCCTCAAGGTCACGCCTCGACCCTTTGACACGGGGCTGAGTCATGATGAGCTTGTCAGTCAATTCCCTCAGCTTGCCGACATGGTTCCACGCCGTCAGAGCTCCTTCTCTCCTCAGATTGAGGCCGCGCTCCAAGAACTCATCCTTGTCATCCGTGACCATCTCAAAGATGAGCCTGACGTGACAGAGGATGAGGTGTTTAACGCTCAAAGCTTCCAGAATGCCCACGCCTACTGCACAGCGGCGCGGGTCTATGAGATGATCAATCAGCTCGACACCGCCGCCGCTATGCGTGAGCGCTGCATGGAGCTCATGGACATTAGCTTGAGGAGCTTGGCCCTAGACCGCGATGGGGACAACGTGGTGGATGAGGGTGAGCTGGACATAGCCAAGAAGGGCGGGAGCTATCGCGACCTCAGAGCCTCTTGGCGCTCTTACTCCAAGACTCAATATGATCAGAGCTTCACCCCAACGAGAGGCATGAGGCACTAATCATGGGCGCCAAGGTCAAGCTTAATCTCCCCTCATCTCTGTGGACTGCTAAGGACTCGGCGCGCTTGGCTGCTGACACCTTAGCGGCGATCAAGTTGAGGACGAGCAAGGGCATTGACGCCAACGGATCGCCCTTTATCGACTACTCAACGCGGCCTTTATATGTTTCTTATCGAGGCGCCAGGTTGAAGCCAAAGGGCGGGCGAGTGTCGAGGACAGGGCTGAGCGTTTATTACAAGGACGGCTACAAGCAATATAAGATTGAGAGCCGCCGCATGGGTCGAGGCTCCAGCGCGCTTGTTGATCTCGTCCTTAGCGGAACGCTCATGAACAATCTTGTCATCCTCCACGCTGACGCTCAGCGCTTTATCATTGGGCTCACTCAACACGTTCGCCACTATGGCTATGAGGTCAACAATGATCGTGAGTTCCTTGGCCTATCTCAGCGTGATGTGAATGTGTTAGTCTCAGCGGTACAGCAAAACATAGCCCGCAAGATTCAAGGAGGGCGCTCATGAGCCAAGGCATCTTCTCAGCGCTCGACTATCTAGAAGGCCAGATTGAGGCCACCCTCCCCAAGACTGACAGTCATCATGGCTTCGTCAGTATCAACAGCTCAGGGAGAGTGGGGCCGCTTGAGGCCCATCAGCACACCACACGATTCTTTGAGCTCCGCTTGGACACCTTTGGCATTGATGATGGGGAGGCGGGGATCAGCGGGAGGCGCCGCGCCACCGTGACCCTTCGCGTCAGATATGACATTGGTGAGGTTCACTTCATGGAGCGCATGATCGCAGAGGACGCTGCGGCCCTCCTCGTCACCTTGAAGGGGCCTCAATACGACTTGGTGAATACAGGGATCGTCAGCTTGATCCCAGGTGATCCCACCACGGAGCCAATCCTTGACCCCACAACTGAGGCGCTCGCCTTGGTTCTTTCATTCCCCTTTGATCTGCTTTACTTGGAGGCATTATGAGCGTCACTCATAGAACTCTCAGCGTGGCGGTGGAGTCATCATTTGGCTCACTCAGCGCTTCAACAGGGCTGCCTGATAACAGTGGCCTCACCTTCACCTCTATCCCCTGCGAGCGTGACCCAATCATCATCTATGGTGACGTGGTTGTCTCAGAGCGTAATGACGCCCGCGATGGGACGTATGGGAACGCCCCTGAGCCTGACACGGTTTGGAGTGGTGGCTCGCGTGTTCGCCGCCGCACAGGTCAGGTGAATCTCCGTGTTGACCTCACCACCATTGGGACGGGCTCAACCAACTACAGCAACAACTACCTTGGTTATCTGCTGGGTGGTGGCTTCCTCCGTCAGTTGGCGGGGATCAATAGTGACACCGTGGCCACAGCCATTGACGTCAACACCTTCACGCCCACAGCGACAAGCACAGACTACTCTGTGGGGAGCTTGATTGGTGTTGGGCCTCTCAATGGGCGCGCTGAGTATAGCGCGGTGACTGATGATGACGTGAGCGGGAACGTGACCGTGAGCCCCGCCTTCTCAAGTGACACGAGCGGCCAGCTTGTCTACCTCTTGGAGAATTGGTTCCCCGCTCAGCGTGGAGACATGGGCTCAACTGCTCACTCGCTCAGCTTCCGTGTTGATGGCGTTGACTTCCGCTCATACGCTTATGGCTGCCGCCTTGAGACAATGTCTCTGACCCTCGACAATGGGCGCGTCATGGCTGATCTCACCTATCAAGCGGCGCTCATCCAAGATGATCACGGGAACGCCGTTGGGCCTGTCGAGCCAGTCTACAACTCAGGAGCTCCCTGCTTCTTCCGTGGGAGCTATGCAGTCATCTCAAGCGGCTCACCGACCTCGACCACGGACGCCTCTACAGGTGACACCTTGGGACGGATCGCCCTTGACGTGGATGAGTTCACCCTCACCGTCACCAACACGCTCACACCAAAGGGTCACAGCAATAGCATCCTAGCCATGAGTGACATGGAGGTGAGTGACGTGGACGTGGAGCTCAGCCTCACGCTCTCCAATGTCAATACCACGATCAACAATGACTTCTTCAATCGGACGCTCCGCCAGGTGCTGATTGGCTTTGGCCCATTGGCTGAGGGTCAAGGAGGCGCCTTCATGCTCCCCGCTGCCTACCTCACCGCTGATCCATCCAAGTATGATCCAAGCGGGAATGATATTGTCCGTCAGCAGCTCACCTACAAACAAGCGCGCTTTGGTGGTGATATTGCTGACACAGGCAAGGCATACAATACGCCGTTCCGCTTGGCTCTTGGCAAAGGATTCTAATCATGGCGCTCTCATTCCTCCCAGATGCTGACTTGACCCTTGACGTGGTTGTCACCTGTGACCCTGCGGTGGTCGCGACTGATGAACAGGCTCAAGCCTACCTCCTCAGCGGTGACATGAATGACTTGGGGGGATATGAGGGGGCCACGATCTTCACCTTGAAGGCGCTCTCACCTAGCGACCGCGAGGCGGCTGAGGTCAAGGCGGGGGCTTACACTCGCTCTGAGCTTGGTCGGATGCTTTGGGTGGAAGCACCTGAGGAGCCAAAGACCAAGGCGCGCTGGCATCATGAGCTCGCTGAGGATGAGCGTGAGGCGCTCGCCCTATATCAGAGCTATCTCAACAAGGTCTTTGTGGAGATGGTCAACGTGGCGCTGATCAAGATTGATGGCGAGGAGGCCAAGGGCAAGGTCGATCTGATCAAGCCTGAGTCTCACCGCCTTCAGGTCATCAGCGAACTCGTCCAGCATATCCAACGGATGAGCCTCTTAGGCCAAGCGGGAAAATAGCGCTCGCCTCCTCTGTCTGGCTCGCCAACAGTGGAGGCCGAGGATGGAGCTGTGACCAATGCAAGGCGCGCCCTGCATTGAGGCGGCAGCGTGGGAACTGTGGCGGCCCCTTCCGCGAGGGGCTCCCCCTCGCTCAGCGAGATGAGCGGGGGCTCTTTGTGCCAGGCTATCGAGTTGCGCCCAACTGTGGCGGGAGCTTCTCTGACCTTGAGGTGAGGCGCTGCCCTATTGCTGACGCCAACCGCTTGGCCTCATTGATTGATGTATATCACCGACATAGGCAAGGGCTCAGCTCCATTGAATCTAGCTATCCGCGCCCAACCTGTGCAATCATTGAAGCGCTTGACGTGCTACATCACAACACTGAGGAGCTGTTGATGAGGCAAAGAGAGCAAGCAATACAGGAGGCCCAACATGGCTGAGAATACCATTGAGATTGAAGTTGAACTCAAAGGCCAAAAGGACGTCACCAAACAGCTCGACCAAATCAAGAAGGGCGCCAAGGACGTAGGCGAGGGCTTTAAGGGTGTCACCTCTATCATGGACAAGAGCTCATCACAGATTGGTGAGGGCCTCTCCACCATGAGTGATTCTGTCGAGTCCTCGATTGACGCCTTCTCAAGCCTCAAGGAAGGGGTGGCCAATTTTGGCAAGAACGGGGTAGCCAGCTTCACTAGCTTATTGAGCCCTATTGGGCTTGTCACAACTGCGGTCGCTGGGCTTTGGGAAGGCTATCGGATGCTCAGCGGGGCGGCGGCTGAGGCTGAGGCGCGCCAAGAGGCTATGGCGGCTGCTTCCGCTGATCTCACCTCTAAGCTTGAGGCGCTCGCTGAGGGTGGAGTCATCCCCACCACCAAGGCGCTCCTTGACTTCAGCAAGGTCACGCTCCAGAGCCAAGTGAGCAAGGAGCTTCTCCAGCGAGCGGTTGAGAAGGCTCGGCCTCAGATGGAAGCCTACACGACCGCGATGGAGGCACAGGCCAAAGCTCAGCGAGAGATGAACGCTCTTGAGGCCAAGGGCTTGAAGCTCACAGATGAGGGCTTGGCGGCGCGTCAGCGGCTCACTAGAGCTGAGGGCGAGCTCATCAAGGCTCAAGGCGCTTATGAGGAGCGCCTTAGGAAACTAGAGGGGCCACTCCAACAGAACCTCAAGCTAATCGCTGCGGCAGCGGAGCAAGAGAAGAAGCTTGAGGAGAACACCACCGACAACCTCAAGGCCAAGGTCAAGGAGCAAGCTGAGCGCCTCAAGGTCTTACAGATCGCTGAGGAAGAGCTCTATAACAGGGATCAGCTCGCCCTCTCCTTCGCTAAGGAGCAGATTGAGCTTCAGGCGGCTCAGGTGGCCCGCAAGTCTGAGAACATGAGCCGCCAAGAGCTCATCAAGACCGTCAACGATCAACGCGAGGCGATCCGCCTTTTGGACTTAGAGGACTATGAGAGCAGAGCGCGCTCAGCCAAGGCGCGGCGGGCCTTTGCTGACGCTGATAAGAAGCTGGCTGAGGAGGAGCTCAAGCGGGGCCAAGCAATCGCCCGCGCTCGCGAGCAAGCTCAACGCGCTGAGGCTTCACGCCAAATGATGCTCGACTCACAGCTCCGTCAGCTCAATATTAAGCTCACCAAGGAAGGGGATGACGAGCTCCTCGCCTTGGCTCGCGAGCGCTATGAGACAGGGCTCCAGCTCGCCAAGGATAACTTCACAGCGCGGGCCATTGTTGAGAAGCAGTATCAGCTTGAAACAGCCGCCATCATGGACGCCGCTGAGGAGAAGGAGATGGCGCGCCTTGACCGCTTGGACAAGGAGAGGATGGAGCGTCTCAAGAAGCAGGTGGCAGATGAGCAAGCGCTGAGGGACAAGGCGCTGATGGAACAGCAAGAGCTCATTGAGACGATCAGCGATTCGATTGAGAAATATGGAGAGGGTCTAGCTCAAGCGGGCGTGGCCTCCCTCCTCTTTGGCGAGGGCTTCAAGAAGGCTGCGGGTGAGGTGCTCAAAGGCTTGGCGATTGAGTCAGGGGTGCGGGCGCTCATGATGACCGCTGATGGCCTCGCCAAGTTGTTTATCAATCCCGCTGACGCCGCCGCATCCTTCAAGAGCGCGGGGCTATATGCTGCGGCTGCGGGGGCGGCTCGCGCTGGAGCTGGAGCGCTTGGCGTTGGTGGCGGTGGAGGTGGAGGTGGTGGGACTACAGCATCACCAAGCGGAGCTCCTCAAGTGGCCTCGACCCCTGAGAGGGAGAGCGCAACGGCTGAGGCGATGGTGTTCAACATTAACTTCGGCGGTGCGGTGATCTATGACACTAGGCGAGCGGCTGAGGTGGCGCTTGCAGACAGGATCACACGCCTACAGAATGCAGGGCGGCGCGGCGCGCCAATGAGGAGAAACTGAGATGCCTTACAACACACCCGCTCCGAACTTCGCTCTCTTGGCCGCCTTTGACGCTCGCGACTGGGCAGGGGTGAACGTGGTGACCTATGCAGGGATCAACGTGAGCCTCCCCTCATACGCTACAGGCGCGGGGGTCTATGAGGATGGGCTCTACTTCCTCAATGGTCGTGGCGTGGGTGATACCTCTCCCACCTTTGCGCCAGGCACCCTCAGCGATGCGCTCAGCTCTGTGGCTACCTTCAACACCACATGGAGCGTGAGCCTCACCGCTGATGATAAGATCAAGATCACTTCTGACGGCATCTTCAGAGTGACCAATTTAGGCGCTGATGAGCTGGGCTTGGGGGTGGCCACGGCGGTGGTAGATGGAGCTAACTATAGCGTCACCGCCTCTAATGACTGGATTCGGGGAGTCTTCCTCAGTCCAGAGTATCGCTTTGATAACTTGTTCGGGACGAACTTTGATGCCTTCAGAGTGAGTAACGATCAATGGCCCGCTCAAGACGTGGTTTGTGCTTTACGCCAGCGCGGCTCTGCTGACCTCGATGACCTCGCTCCCGCTGATTGCCTTGAGGAGCTCATCAGAGATCAGAGCGGCCAAGAGATCAGGATCATCCTCAATGATGAGGGTCATGTTGATGTCTTCTATGAGGGGAGCTTCACTTGGCTCTCCTCAAGCTTCCGCGACCGCTTAGGCTTCTCAGGTGATGAGGTGCCAGACACCACCACTTATGGCGGGAACGTCAAGAGGCTCACCGCTGATTATCCTCTCCCTGGCGCACTGTTCCCAACACGGCCCTATCAGAATCACCATTACGCTGTGGATAGCGTGACGGAGGCGCGGCGCAAGATTGGCGGCGGTTATACAGCCAATCTCATTGGCACATACACCACGAGCGCGCTGAGCTTCGACCTTGACGCCCTCCTCGATCAGCGTGATCTCTATCGTCACTTCACGGATGCCTTCATCCCATACGCTCCCAACGGTGAGCGGGTGAACTTCTACCAAGGGTGGGGTGACTCAAGGCGCTCGCTGAGGTCAGCCTTGGTGACGAGCTCCCAAGCGGCCTATGATCTCATCTACACCTCAGAGGACAATGGTGACCAAGGGCGGCTCCGTTGCTCGATTGTCACCGCTGCCTATGACCTCGCCTTTGGCAACCTCAAGCGGCGCGTCCCCGTCCAAATGAGATTGGAGCACCTATGAGCAACAGCTTCACATCACCGCCCACGCTCGCTGATGAGACAACGGTGGTGGCGGGTCAGCCTATAGGTGAGGGCGCTGTGACTCTCATGAGCCAGACCGCCAATTATCTTTGGTCAACGGGTGGAACTCACAACTGCTTGAGCCAAGCGTGGGCTGAGGGTCAATTCAATCAGAAGGGGCTCACCTATCAGCCAATGGTTGAGTATGTCATCCCCATCTTGAGCCGCGACCACTATGACCTCCACATTCACTTCATCGCGCTCGGCCCAGGTGGGGTTAGGTCAACGCTGACCATTGGGGCGAGCTCCTATACAGATGAGGTGTTGAGCACAGGCGCGGGGCCTCACGTTATTGAGAGCACAATCACCGTCACCTCAACGCCCTCTCAGTCTTATGGGGTGCTCTCGATTGAGGTGAAGCACACCTCAGGAACGCCCAACCACCATGAGATCAGAAGCTTAGCAGCGCATTGGGTCGCTAAGGCTTCGCCTGTCAGCACAGGCGCTCAAGCTGACGGGCTCCTCAACACCTTCACGCCCTTTGGGATCAATCGCGTGGGGAATGACTACCCGCTGAGCTCGCGGTGGGGCGTCAACATGTTGGAGAACATTGAGACGCTGAGGCGGCGCCCAATGATCTACGCCTCATGGAGTGGTGTGGACAACCTCAACGCCGCGCCAACAAGCGACACAGACCCAGCGCCCGCTCTTTATGTGGGGGTGGGTGATATGGAGGTTCTTTACTCCCCTGTATATATCCCTCATGAGGCGTTTGAGGGTGGCAACTTCTACACCATCAAGGTCTGGCTCAACGTGGTGAACATTGGCCTAGTGGATAGCTCAGTCACCTATGTCATCATGGGTCAAGAGATCACCGTGACCGCTAACGGGTGGAGCTCCTATGATATTGAGGTGAGGCCCGACCAAGATGAGGACATGAGCCAAGCCTTCAACCTTAGCATCTATCGAGCGGGCTTTGAGAATGATCAAGAGAATTGGCTGAGCTTAGTGAGTATCTCACGGAACGCCACCAATGCTCCGTTGCTGCCTTACGTCAAGGGCTTCGTGATGTGGGGGATTTAACATGGCCACACCTACCAATTTTCAACCGCTTCCCTCAGCTCGCTCAGCCTACAATGGCGTGGTGACCTTGGGAGCTCCTGTGGCTCAAATGGCGATGGCGCTCAAGCAGCTCAATCAGGTCAAGTTTAGGTCAGCGGGCTTCTATCATGTGGGCCATTCGACTTGGACAGATTACAGCCTCTTGAACTACACCAAGGGCGCCTATGAGAAGAACTGGATTGGCTCGCCTAGCAAGGGCGCGACTGAGGAATATGATTTGTTCTACTTCAGCCAACCCACCTCCCAATGGATTGGGGTTGAGGTGCTGTATGGCTTACGCACGGCCAACACCTCAGACCTTAGTAGTCCAGGCATCTTGTTAGAGCTTTATGAGATCAGCGGCGGCGCGGTGGGGACGAAGATTGATGAGGGCTGCCAATTCATCTATCCAACGCATCTCCAAGCCTCAGCTCGCGGGGACGCTGTGCAGGTCAACCGCTCCAATACTGGCGCTAGGCTCTACACCTTCCCAAGCGGCGGGCTGTCAGCGCCTACTCCACCTCGCCCGCTCTATATCCCGCCAGCCAATCGCGGTGATGAGCTCGTCCTCAGAGTGACCGCTGAGGAGGTGGTGATCTATGCGGTGCATCTCTTTGACCTATTCGTGGAGGCATAATGAGCATCACAGACGATAGAGCGCGGCGCGTCTTTGCGCTTGAGGTGGCGGGGCTCCCCGTTCGTTATGTCTCAGGCTCATTCAACGCGAGCTCCTCCAACCTCGCCTCAGAGATCGTGAGCGGGATCAGCTATGAGGACGTTGAGGGGATTTACAGCGTGGGCGCTTATGCTGCCAACCTCGACCCAAGCGGAGGGGTGGCGAGCTACTCACCCATCTCAATCACGCTCTACAGCGACAGGGTGAGAGGGGGAGCCAATGACCCCTCAGTCATCTTTGGGCGCTGTGGCGCTAGGGCATCAGCTCCCTTTAGGGCTCAGATCACTTCTGAGCTGGAGTATGTGACCGACAGCGGGACGCTCGACATTGACACCACGGTCAGCGGTGTCACCTATCCCGCGCTCTTTCACATTGGCGCTGAGACGCTCAAGGTGACAGGCGTGACCGCTATAGCGGGAGGGGATCGCCTCACGGTGAGTGATAGGGCGGTGGGGAGCTCCCAACGTCAAGCCCACCTCATCACCCAAGGTGGAACCAACGTCCCTGAGGTCAGCACAGCCATCACCACCTTTAGAGGGCGGCGCGCTTCGCTGTGGGTAGCCCAAGAGCTCCCTGGCGGGACGCTCACCGACTTCACCCAGATCGTCAATGGTTTCATTGATAGCTCACCCATCGTGGAGGAGGGTGGCACAGTCAGCCTCAGCCTCACCCCAATCATCGCGCTCTTGGATGGAGAGATAACAGAGCGGGGCCGCAACTCCACCAAGCTCCTCCAAGACTTCCATTATTACACAGGGCGCGAGGGCTCATATCTAGAGTGGGCCACCTATCTCAAAGATGGCGGCTCAGACTACTATATTGAGCGCGCTTCAATCACCGCCAACACCTTTCAGATGAGCTTCAATCAGCCTGATGAGCTGGATCACTTTTGGATTCAAGGCCCCAATGGCGTGGAGCCCATCGCTGAGCGCAATCATCCACGTTATCCCCGCCTTGAGGGGCGCTATGAGAACTCCACGGAACAGGTGTTTTATCCTGTCAGCAAGAGTGGAACCTTCGTCAATTATGACTCCACGATCAGCAGCTACAACACATCAGGAACCTCCACCTATATCCCCGTGAGGACTAACTCACAGGCTGAGGTGAAGCAGGTCGAGCTTGGCTCAGGTGAGGTCAAACAATGGCCTGAGGTGGTAGTTGAGGAGCTCAACAACCAAAGCCCATACATCACGGGCTATGATGGCTCATGGGTGAGGTGGCAGATTGGAGACAATAACACCATCATCATCACCTCCAATGGCGATCCTGGAGGCGTGAGGCCAAGGGTGCTCCTCACTCAAGGCTCTTACAGCGGCTTGACGTGGGATGATGGCGCCGCCTTTGGTGCGCTCCATTGGACTGCTGACGGGCCACGGAATCCGCTGTGGCTTCGGTATCGCCTTTGGTATCCCATTGATATTCGCCCTGTGGATAGCGAGGCCCTGTTCCCTGAAGATCCACGCACAGGTCAGCGGCGCGCTTCTTTTCAGCGCATCTTCAGCTGCTCCGACAATCAGAGCCAGCGCCCCATTGGCTACAACTTCCGAGGCATCGCCCGCAGCTATTATCAATGGCGGGAGCTCGTCATGTTGGTCGAGGACTCCCTTGGCCTTCCTGCGACCGCCACAGCGGGCGAGAGCTATGACATACAAATCAAGTATGTAGACCGCCGCGATGAGGAGACCAAGTTCCAATGGATCAAGGCTACTCACCAAACGAGCGCCACCTATGACGGCTCAACGGTGGGCTATGTGATCCACCTCGACCCCGCTCAAGATTGGGACTTGGTGAGCAGCTTTGGCGATTGGCCCGACCTTGACCGCGCTGAGATATATGGGGGCGCGATCTTTGACCGTGAGCGCCCAGGTCAGATCATGCTCAAGCTCTTACAGAGCGGCGGCGGCGATGCCAAGCTTGGAACCTATGATGTGTACTCCATAGGCTTGGCGATCCCCTCGACAGAGATTGATGAGGCGAGCTTCCTCACCTATGACGCCGCGAGCGCCTTCACCTTCTCAGGAGCCATCAGCGGTGATGGGGTGAAGGTTCGTGACGTGATTGATTCCATGCTCAAGGCGATGAGCTGCGCTCTGATCATGAAGCGTGACATGAATGGGCGCTCCCTCATCACGCTCCAACCGCTTGGCGCTGAGCGCTCCGCTGACGTGACCGCCAGCATCAGCGCGGGTGATTGGTTGGCTGATCAGCCGCCAACGTGGAGCATCTATGAGGACGTGGTAACTCAGACCGTGGTGAGGTTCAATTGGGACACGGAGGAGGGGAGCTTCGGCTCAGAGGCCACCTTCAACAATCAAGAGGCGATCAACCGCTATGGCGGCGAGCGCTCCAAGACCACCCTTGACCTATATGGGCTCACCACTCGCGACCTTGGAGACAGCGTGGGAGATACGCTGGGCTATTTCCTCCCCGTGGTGGCTCGTCAATGGAACCTCCTCAGCAATCCATTGAGATTGTGGCGGGGCTCGATTGGTACAGGTCAGAGCCTCCTCCTTGACGTGGGCGCTTATGTCGAGGTGAGCTCCCCGCTGCTCAAAGGTTATGGGGATGAGTGGGGCGTGACGGGTGAGGTGGGGATGATCCAAGCCATGACTCAGGAGCTCATGGGTGAGGGCGC